AATAGACAAGTATATGGGAGACTGTATAATGGCATTCTGGAATGCTCCAATACCTTGTGATAATCACGCCGAGTTGGCAGTTAAAACAGCAATGGAAATCGAACTATTAGGTGACGAATTAGAAAAGGAAATGGAAGAACGTGGGTTACCTAGAGTAAAATTTGGCACAGGTGTAAACACAGGTCCTTGCATTGTAGGTAATATGGGCAGTGAAGCAAGAATGGATTATAGTGTTGTAGGCGATGCTGTAAACTTAGGTGCTAGATTAGAAGCACAAACTAGAGCAGAAGATGTTCCAATTATTGTTTCTGAGTTTACTTATATGCAATGCCCTGATATAGCATTTGGTAATTTAGGTGAAATTAAAGTAAAAGGTAAAGAAATTCCTGTTAGAATGTATACACCGTTATTCGATGGCGAACAACGTAAACTTTACAAGTAATTAGTCGCCGTAATCAAAGTGTGAGAAGTCATCGAACACTCCAACATAAGTTTTTAAGTCCTTGCGTATTTCTATAATATGTAACATCTCTAGACTTACGTTACCTTCTTTTTTCATATGATGAAAGTATTTAGAAATTAAGTTGTCAATATTTTGTACGTCTAGTAAGCAACTATGAATAAGTTCTTGACGCCAAGTATTTTCTTTAAACAATCCTAGTAACCAAATATGTCTTTCGTCATCACTATTAAAGTGTAACATTAGATTTGATATTTCAAAATACAATGCTCTTGCTGGATTAATATCTTTTCTGTATTTCTTCATAAGAGAAGGAAATACAAATATATCCTTTCTAGTTCTTAAATTTTGCATTAAGTTTGCATACTCTTCAGAAAATGTTTCGTGTAAATTATGTTTATCTTTTCTCAATTTACCTGTAAGTTTTCTTTGCAAATTAGCAAATATTTTTTTATAACCATCAGACAAGTCTGCGTAGTAATGCTCTTTTAAGTTTTCTATATTTAAAATACCCGTAAGGTATTCGTCTGGTATAACATTTGTTTTGTTAAACTTTTCTAAACTTTCTTTAAACCTAATCAGTTTAAAGTCTAATATTTTACCTGCCAATCGAATAACTCCTTTGCTTCATCTATGTTCGCAAACAAATTACTTCTAGATACGGAATTGATTTTTTGACTTGCTATAAAATCATCGTCCTCGATTAAGTCTGTGTTTAGTGTGTGGGACACCTTGTCGATGTCGGTTGTAATCTCTTCATAAGTAATTTCTTCATCTAGTATATCCTTTATACTATCGTACTTATCTAAATGTTCTTTAAAGTACACTATGTCATCTTCTGTGAGCCTTATTTGTTTTTGTACTTCGTGTAACTCTTCGTTTTTGTAATATATAAATCTTGAGTGTTTTGCTATGTTATAACTTAAAAACTGATGCCATTTATTTTGTCTGTATGTACCAATTAATCTATAGCCTTGCTGTTTAAATTCTGATAATGTCTCTCTATCTTGAAAACCTGACACTATATGTTTGTAATGTTGGTGCATATTATTTATCGCAAAATACTTTAAAAACTCGCATCTTGCAGGTAATTCAGCCAATCCGGAATTGGTTTCATCTCCATACCTAACGTCAACTAAATCTCCTTTGATTGTGTAAGTAAATTTGCTAGTCATCTTTTGTGGATGTAGCCATTCTAAACCTTTTTGAACTTGTATAAGAGTAGGCAATTCAAATCTACCATACTTATCAGCACCTCCGTAAAAAGGTTTTAAAAAAGAATTGTTGAAGTAAAAAGGATACTTAGTCATAAGTGTATGATTTAATATCACAGATAACTTTGTACTTCCGGATCGTTGTAAACTAACCAATATTATTTTATCGTTATTATCCATTTAACTCCAAAATAAGTCTAAGTTTTTCTGTTCCACTTTTGTCTAAGGTTTTTTTAACTTCTGAATGAAGCGGCTTGGGCCACTTGCCAATGTCTACCCAGCAGTATCCTGCACTTTCTTCGTTTAAGGTAGGTATAAATTCGTCTTCCACTATACACGCAAAACTGTAATATATAAATTTTTTATCTTTGCTTCTGAAAACATCTATAGGATTTAATTTTAGTATGCCTGGATATTCTGCTATTTCTTCTGTAAGTTCTCTATGCAAACATTCTAAGGGTGTTTCATTTTCGTCAACCATTCCACCCCATAGACCCCAAGTGTTATTGTTTCTTTTATTACTATTATTTCTTAACTGTAAGAGACATCGCCCTGTATTTTTAGAAATGAAAACTGCGCCTGCGCCTATTTTTACTAAAGCACCAGTTTCCAAAACCCTGGGTTGTACTCTCCTTCGTAAACGGATATCCATTGATTACTCACAAATTTATAACGTTTGTTAGTATTTAAGTTCTTTAGAACAGGTACCGTACCTGAATATGAACTTGCATCAAATACAATTATCCATTTAGCAGATGATTGGCTGTACTGAATTATATCATTTTCTTGTGCATCTATACCCCAATCAGGATAGCCTGTTGCTGATATTCCTTCAGTAATAAGATATCGTTGCCCGTCAAACACAGGAGCAAGTGTACCGTCTCCTGGATAGTTTACTTGTGGGTCGATAATTTTTGCTATGTCACCGAGTGTTGTTGCTGGTAATGTATCGCTGTCTATTGTAAATGTAAGTTTATCTGCATCTGATGAATGTGTTGAAACAGTTCCTATTATGTCTTGTGTATGGTCTTCGTGGTCATTTGATTGTCTTAGTTTTAAAATACTAACGCCATCTCTAAGTTTTCCATACGCATCTATTAAATCTTCATTCCACTTTTTAATTGATAAACTGTCTTGTGAAAGTAATTGTACTTCTGTTCCTGACACCCCAATTCTATAATTGCCTGGAGTTACAATAACACTGGCGGCATTTTCTAAATCGCCAAAGAAATCATATATTTCATCATCATATCCTAACTCTTGCAAGTTATCTACAAGTTTTATATCAGCAACTATTTGTTCTACTATTTCTTGTTTTTTAACTTTTGCTGGTGGATTTAACCAAATAGGTAAAGTAAATGTTAGAGATGCAATATCAATCTGCTCATCTACTCCAACAGGCTGTGTTCTACTGGTCCACTGTAAATCTATAAGTTCAACTTCAACAATGTTAGTCCAGTCTAACGGATTTGTATTTGATTGAATTTGAATTGTTGGATTAAACAATACAAGTATCTGTTCTAACAACTGCATCTTAGTATCAGTGTTAGGAGTCCATATATCGACCTGCATTGTTAAATTATACGGCACTGGCATATATCTTTCTATAGTATATTGGTTGCCAGGCAACGTGTTGTAACTGTTTGTTTCTTTATCGTATTTTCTTTCAGTAATTTGTTTTTTATCAACAAAGTTTGGCTCGTGTGTTCTATCTCTTGCTATTGCTAACTGTTGAATAGAACAAGCAATAAACGGTGTGCTATTAATCATATTCTCAGAGTTTTGTCTAAGTATATGTGCAACCATTCTGCTCATATCAGCATATCTAACAGGCACTTGATTGTAGTAAGGATCTTGTGTTCCTTTACCACCTTCTTTAACTTTGAAGTTTGCAAATATTCTTACAAACTGAAGTATGTACCTTCTTAACTGTTCGTCATACCAATATTTCATTCTTCTTCCATATCATCTATTTTGTTTCTTAAATCTCTAATGGCATCTTTAAACACTTCTTCTAATTCGTAAATTTCTGATTCTAATTTATTAGCCACTTGAAACACTCTTCTTTCTTGGTATTCGTCTAAAACTAAACCTTGTTCTTCTGCAAGTGTACCCAACTTACTAATAATCTCCATATGAGTATTTGCATATTTAATATCTTTGGTTATGCTTCTAGCAGTTTCTAATGCCTGCTCTTTGTCATAAAGTTTATTCTTCATTTTCTCTACTTTATCTGCTACTTCATATATCTTCATTTTTAATTATCCGTTTTAGGTTTTACAACTTTACTGACAAATTGCATTTCATCTATTGTACTACCATCTGATTGTGTAGTTTTATTACTGTTATTAATAAATGAACTTAAAATTCTATTAGCATTGTTCCAACTTTGTTTAGTATCGTCTTGTACTTTAACCCATCTAGTACCAGACTTCTTAAATAATCTGTTTGGTGTAAAGTCTGTTCTTAGGAAGTAGTCGTTATCATTTGATGAAACAGGGAAACTTGTTCCACTACCTACTAATGCTACACCATTAGGAGCACCTTCAACAGTTCCTATAATAGGCTTGTTGGGTAATTCTTCATTAACATAAAGGTGTACTCCTGCTTGATATGATTCGTCGTATGGTACATCATTTTCTGCTTGTTGTACAATAGCATCTGAAATATCAATCTCATCTTGGTATGTACTAATAGCATCTCTAAGGTCACCAATTTCTTCTCCAGTCCCAATAATATCTCTGTATTCTTGTGAATCTGTAATTGGTCCACACTTAATTCTCCATAAGTGAGGCCACCATCTTGGATCAAATCCTGAACTTGGTCTACTACCATCTTGAACAACATAAAATCTATTAATTGCTTCTTCTCTGTCGTCCAATAATAAATCATCTCTCAGATGAGGTAACTCAATTACATCACCTGCCATTAACTTTCTGCCCAAAGCATCTACCATACTTTCAATATGTAAATTTATGAATATAGTATCATTGGATAAAAATAATCCAAATTGTGTCATATCGAAGTCGTTATCGCCTATATCGTAGGCTCCTCTAAGTTCATATACGTCTTGACTGTAAATTCTATCTCTGTTTTCTAAAAATAATAAATCTTGTATTACAGACTCTCCAGTTCTTTTATTACCATCACTGTCGTAATAGTTTAAAGGACTTTTTTGAGTATAGTCATTTCCGTCTGATACATCTTCAGCAACACCTAAATACTTGTGAACAAATATTCCTGTGCCACCTGAGAACAGATGCTCGCCAACTATCCTACTTGTAAAATAGTAGTCGTTTGTTTTTTCCGGATTCCATAAACTTATTTTAGGCATAACACTATTTATCGTTCTGCGATTCTATTTTGTGTTGACTTTGTACCCAAAGGCATATATAATAACCATAACAGGAGAACATTTATGGAAATGACGATACTTGCATTCTCAATAATAGGTGCACTTTATTCAACATACTGTTATAACAAAGGCTACGAACACGGACGTACCTTGGGCAAAGCGGAAGGCATAGTTGAGATAAGCGAATTCTATGCTGAAAAGAAAGCATTTAAAAATCCTAAACATATACTAGGATTTAAAAATTGGCCCGATTGGATCCAGTTTATAGTTAAAAATGAACTAGTAGAGATAAAAATAGTAGATGCCAAGAAGAAAAATTAAAACACGTTCAGTTTTTATTACCAAAGAACCAGAGTGGAAAACTCTAAAACTTTTAACAGATGAGAACGATAGAGAAAAAGCATTCAAAGAATGTGAGTACTTTGTCCGCACAGAGATTAAAAGTAAACAAACAGTTGCCGCGGCAAAGAATTGGATAAAGAACAAATCAGAGTGGGATAAGGAAGACATAAAACTTATCCTAGCAAATCCAGATTGGGCATTTACTGCCTGTGGTACTTCATTCTTTATAGAAGCCAAACTAGGCTATCTAAGTGAAGGCTTCAAAAAACATTTGGAAAAACGCAAATTAGAATGGATTACAAGAGGCAAGACAGCAATTTTGGAAAAGAAAGAAAAGCAAGAGAAAAAGCAAGTCAAGATTGTTACTATCAAAGATAGAATGCAAGAACAGATTACAGACTTGCTGGGAGACTTTGAAGCATACTTGGATGATTTTATCTCAGGCGATAAAACTGTTAAAGATTTTGATCCATACAAGATGATGTTGTCGTATCAACCTGCCGTTAAGGCTAATCACGCCAAATTGATTGTAGAATCATATGAGTGTGCTAAAGCAGAAGCAGTAGAAGTTGTAGAGTGGCAAGATGAAGATATTAAAGAAGGCTACAATTTTATGACTGTTAAAATGAGAAAAGATTACCTAGCATTTTTTGAAAAGATTGAAACTGCTTGTGACACAGTTATCAATCAAGCAAAGTCAACTCGTAAAGCAAGAAAGCCTAGAGCAAGAAGTAAAGACTCTATTATTAAAAAGTTAAAGTATATGGAAGCCTTTAGTGAGTTAGGATTGGCGTCTATCTCGCCCACAGACATCGTTAATTGCAATGAATTATGGGTGTACAACACAAAGAACAGAAAGGTAGGAGTCTACCACGCAACAAGCAAAGACCCCAAAGCACTGAACAGACCTGATGCAGGGTTAATGGTTAAAGGTACAACAATACTAGACTTTTGCCCTGACTCTAGTGAGCAAAAAACATTGCGTAAGCCAGCAGAGCAAATAAAGAACTGGACAGGCTCAGCAAAAACAAAATTTGCTAAAGAGTTTGAATCACTAACTACTACTGGTACTAAAATGAATGGTAGAATAAATGAACATACTATTTTACTAACCACGTTTTAGATAAATACTTGTATGAGTTCATCCGAGACCAACAAAAATAAATTAATCACAGAAATCAAACTTCGTTTAGGCGACGGTATGGTTGATGTGGAATTAGATCCAGAACACTACAATCTTGCTATATCCAAAGCAATTGACGTGTTACGGTCTCGTAGTGACGTTGCAAGTGAAGAAAGTTATGTATTTTTATCTACTCTAGTAGACGTTCAAGAATACAGTTTGCCTGCAGAAGTTCTAAATGTTAGAAAAGTTTATAGAAGAGGAGTAAGTTCCACATCAACAGGTGGTACTAACTTTGATCCGTTTGATGTTGCTTTCCATAATATGTATATGGTTCAAGCAGGACAGATTGGTGGATTAGCAGTTTTTGATGCATTTGCTCAGTATAAAGAAACATTAGGAAGAATATTTGGTAGTGAGTACGATTTTACGTTTAATCCAAATACCAAAGTTTTAAAAATACTAAGAGCCATAAAACACGAAGAAGATATTTCCGTTGGAGTATATAATTATGTACCTGAAGAAATATTGCTTAACGACAATTATGCGAAACCTTGGATTGCAGATTGGGCCTTAGCAGAATGTAAAATGATGTTAGGCGAAGCAAGAAGTAAATTCCCAGGAGGTTTACCTGGACCAGGCGGAGCAGTTACACTTAACGGTGATGCATTAAAACAGGAATCAATGGCTGACAAAGAAAGATTATTGGCGGCTATAAACAATATGGAAGAAGGAAACAAACATTTAGGCTTTGTAATCGGATAATGTCAAATAGAATAATCGGTTTAGTAGGATTTATAGGCTCGGGCAAAGACTCAGTAGCCACTAAATTGGTCGAATCCGGTTGTGTTCAAGAAAGTTTTGCAGGCCCACTAAAAAGTGTATGTGCAAGTATATTTGGTTGGGATAGAGAATTACTAGAAGGTCAAACTCAGAAAAGCAGAGAATTCAGAGAAACTGTAGATTTATATTGGAGTGGCAAGTTAGGTATAAAAGGATTTACGCCTAGATTAGCATTACAACTTATTGGGACAGATGTATTAAGAGACCATTTTAATAAAGATATATGGTTGTCCAGTTTAGAATATAGGATACTTCAACAACACAAAAACCACAAGTGTGTAATTATAAGCGATTGTAGATTTGTGAACGAGTTAGACTTTATTAAAAAACTAGGTGGCAAAGTATATCACGTTATAAGAGGAAACATTCCAGAATGGTACGATTTTGCCGTTAAGGCAAATACCGGAGATCCTAAGTCATTACACATAATGAATACCAATTACAAACACGTTCATTCAAGCGAATGGGATTGGGTAGGTTATGAATTTGATGACGTTATAAACAACAACGGCACACTGGAAGACCTTGACTCTGAAGTACTGAAAATTAACACAGATTACGTTGCAATAGAACAAACACCACACCAAAACTTCGATTTAGTATAAAATCGGTTATTTATCATAATTTTTAAAAATTAGCAGTTCTGCTATATTCTAATACCGCACTAAAACAACAGATTTAGGTAAATACTACTAACATTATAAATGTTTTTTTAGGAGAAAAATTATGGCTACATTGACATCCCCCGGTGTTAGTATAACCACTACAGATGAATCGTTTTACACGCCGGCCTCACAAGGTACGGTGCCGTTGCTAATTATAGCAACAAAACAAGACAAAAGTAATCCAGATGGCAGTGGAACTGCTTCTTTTACTACAGCCGCTGAGGCAGGTAAATTAAAACTGATTACAAGTCAAAGAGAGTTACTTCAGAGTTATGGAGATCCTCTTTTTTATTCATCAGGTGGTTCACAATTACACGGATCAGCAATTAATGAGTACGGCTTATTAGCCGCTCACAGTTTTTTAGGTATCTCTAGCAGAGCCTATGTACTAAGAGCAGATATAGACTTAGGAGACTTAGCAGGTTCTGTTAATGCCCCAACAGTATCACCAGTTAATGGTGCTATATGGCTCGACACACCAAATTCAAAATTTGGACTTAAACAATATAACAGCACTACAGGTAAATGGGACGTTGCAAGTTACACAGTACTTACAACAGACCAAATCGCAGGTAGTGGCGCACCAAAGGCTTCTGTATTACAGAATGGCTCTTTAGCAGTTGTCACAATGACAAGCACAGGTGCGGCTAGTACGTTGATTAAGTTTTATTACAAGTATTCAGATACTTGGTATCAAATAACAACAAATGAAACAAGTTTCAAAGATGTTGTTAGCAAGGACTTCCAAATGGCAAGTTTTGCTTCATTACCAACCACACAGAACAGTGGTGGTGCTTTAGCAAATGGCGATTTATTATTCCAGCACGATGTATTAAACAACGGTTCAAACATTGCCGTTAAAGTTTACAATTCATCAACAGGTGCTTTTAGTTTAGTAAATCCAATAGTATGGAGCAGTACGCATAACTATTACACAACAAATGGTAATAATGTTACAGCAGGTACATTTATTGCAAATAGAAATCAAGACGGTGACGATGATCCTGTATTAGCAGGAGAATTAGAAATTTTAAGACATAATGGTTCTAGTACTTTAATTGTACAAAGTTCAAGTGCCTTAACAGATACAGCAACAAGTTTAGCAAGTCATACAGGTGCTACAGTAAGTATTATCGTAAATGACAGTCAAACATCAAGCAGTAACATCAACGTTCAGTTTAGAACAGACAGCGACGCAGACGGAAACGCAAGTGTCGATGATATGATTCAAGACTTCAACTCAGCATTTAGCACAGCATCAAGTAGTATTGTTGCTTCAAATGTTGGTGGTAAAATTACTTTAACTAGTTCAACAGGTAGAGATATCAGAGTTAGAGCAGGTAATGTTGGCGGATTTGGCCCAACTAATATAAACATCACAGCAGGCATTTACAGTAACTGGAAAAATCCAGCAAGTGACACTACATTAACTTATAGTGCAGGTGCAAGTGCCCCAACTGGATCATTAACAGATGGTAAACTATGGTATGATACTAGTGCTAATGTTGATATTTTATACAACAAGCCTAGTGTAGGATGGACTTCATATAGTACAGACTATGACGTAAACGTAACGGCAACAGAGCCTACCAAGAAAGCAGACGGCGTAAGCAGTTTGGTAAATGGTGACCTTTGGGTTGATTCAGACGCAGTTGACCAACCAGCAATTTACAAGTGGAATGCTAGTACAAGTGCGTGGGTTAAAGTTGATAACACAGACCAAGTAACAGGCGATGGTATTATATTTAAAGACTTTAGGCAAACACCAACAAGTAGTTTAGATGCAGACGCAACATTGGCAAGTACTAAAGCAGTTGGTATATTGGCTTGGAACACTAGATATAGTGGTAAAAATGTTAAAGAGTATAAAATTAACTATACTCCAGTAAGTACAAACATTGGTAATGTTTGGGTAACAGCAAGTGGAAACAAAGCAGACGGAAGTATGTATAGTGGAAATGATGCAGTTAGACGTGTAGTAGAAACAAAAATGGCGGCAGAACTTTCTGGCGACCAAGACATTAGAAGTGAGACTAACTTCTTTAATGTTATTTCTGCTCCAGGCTTCCCAGGCTTATTAGATGAAATGATTACATTAAATACTGATAAAAAAGAAGTTGGATTTATCTTAGCAGATGCTCCATTCACTTTAGACAGTAGTTCATTAAGTCTACAAAATTGGGCAACCAATGCCAATAAAGCAGGTGAGAACGGTAAAGAAGGACTTGTTTCAAGTTCAGCCTATGCGGCAGTTCATTACCCACACGGTTTAACAACTAACCTAGACGGTACAAATGTTGTAGTTCCAGCAAGTCACATTGCTTTAAGAACTTTAGCATACAATGACCAGGTAGCATATCAGTGGTTTGCTCCAGCAGGATTCAACAGAGGTTTAGTACAAAATGCTACTTCAGTTGGTTATGTGAACGAAGCAACTAGTGAATTCCAAGTAGTTAATTTAAGTGAAGGTCAAAGAGATACTCTTTACGCAAACAAAATTAACCCAATTGGAAACTTCCCTGGACAAGGTCTAGCAGTATTTGGACAGAAAACATTAAATCCAAATTCTAGTGCTTTAGATAGAATTAACGTAGCAAGATTGATTAACTATGTCAGATATCAATTAGATATCGGTGTAAAACCATTCTTGTTCGAACCAAATGATTCTATTACTAGACAAGGCGTAAAACGAGTTGCTGACCAATTATTGTCAGAACTTGTAAGCCTAAGAGGTGTGTTTGACTTTATTACAGTTTGTGATGAAACAAACAACACTACTGCAAGAATTAATAGAAATGAGTTATACTTAGACGTTGCAATACAACCAACTAAAGCAGTTGAGTTTATATATGTTCCGATAAGAATTCAAAGTACATTAGGTCAAACAGGTAGTTAAGACTTAAAAAGTTACAGTAGGAGTAACAATTAAAGCGGTACTTAATAGGTGCCGCTTTTTTTTGAGTGAAATAAGATAAATAATTGCATATATAAGAACATTTAAGTTCTTCCTAGGAGAAAAAGAAATGGCAGTAACAAAGGATAAATTCGGTGTACCAATTGATGGTAATCGTCTGGGAATCCTCCAACCAAAATTACGTTATAGATTTAGAGTCATAATGACAGGTTTTGGAGCCGGTGGTAGATCTGACGAACTAACAAGTAATGTTGTTAGTGTAACAAGACCTACATTAGGCTATGAAGAAGTAACCATTGACAGTTATAACTCTAGAGCATACGTTCAAGGTAAGCATACTTGGGAACCAGTATCACTCATTATAAGGGATGATATTACTAACCAAGTTTCCGCTTTAGTTGGACAGCAAGTCCAAAGACAGTTAAACCACTTTGAACAAACATCAGCAATATCAGGATCAGACTATAAATTTGATATGTTAATTCAGGTATTAGATGGCTCTAACGCAGAAGCAACTGAGCAATGGGAACTAGAAGGTTGTTTCCTAATTAATACTAACTACAGCGAACACGACTACTCAACAAGTGAGCCAGTCACAGTTGATATGCAAATCAGATACGATAATGCTGTTCACGTTGCAGGGCCTAATACATTAGGCGGAAAAGTACAAGCAGGAGATCCATTCCCAATAGCGGCACCTTTACCAACTACACCTGGTACAGGCGTTTAATTTTAGACCAAGAGCAACTTAATGGAGTTCAGGTCTAGGCACAATGTAAGCACAGGGGCCTATTTAGCAGGCCCCCGTCACGCACAAACCCAATTAGGCACACATTTTAGAAACGGTGGCGGAACACCTCCCAGACAAAGTTTCGCATACTTCGTCAATGTGATACCTAACTATGGTATTTTAAATTTAGATATTAGCGAACATTTTAAGTTAAGCAACTTAATTAAAACTTTTCAGTTTCCGCAAATCACATATAGAAACCAAGTACTAAATCAATACAACAGAAAACGTATCTCTCAGACAGGGTTGGAGTATGGTAACTTGGCATTAACGGTTCACGATGATATTCACGACAATTGGATGAGATTTTTATCTATATATCACAATTATCATTATATGGATGGAAGAGGATACTCAGACGAACTAAACGGATTCAAACAAGACTTGGATACAACATTACCTATGGCTGACCAAAACGCCAGTAATAATGGATTATGGAATCCAGGCTCAGCAGGTTTAGATATACACAGAGACAAGTATCTTATAGACAGGATAGACTTTTACAAATACTCAGGTGGTAAAGTATCAGTAACACATTTTATAAACCCTACACTTAACAGTTTTACTCAAAGTGCTAATGATTATTCAAGCAGTGAATTACAAGAACTACAACTAGATTTTAGTTTTGAAAAAGTTCTAATAAGTCCAGAGTTTGAAGTTCAGATGGACGAATTTGAAAAAGAACGTTTTGCTCCTATATTCGATCCAGTTGGCAACTTACTTTTTAGACAAGTAGGAGGCTTAGAAGGCGGCATAGGAGGACTGGTAGAAGATTTTATAGACGGTGTTACTAACGGAATTAATGATTTTATCAAAGGCATATTATTTGGCAATAATGAAAATACTCCAGGAGTAGGTGCAATTAAAGGCCTTAATAATGAATCACAAAAGAAAGTCGCAAGTGCTTCTAGAACATCTCAACAGTTACAACCCAACAAAGGACTTGTTAATCCAGATGTAACAAGTGTCGAGCCAGGAGATTTTGAAGGCAGAAGTTTCTTTGAAAGACTATACGACTCCACAATAGGTGCGGCAATACTTAGTGCAGGGCAAATAGCCAATGATAGATTGGAAAGCGAATTTGCAGAAGCAACTGCTAAATCATCAAATGAAATCAAAGACAAACTGTTTGGTGGGTAACTATGTCAGAAATATTTAATAATTTTGGTGTAGACAGTAAAGTAATCAAAAAGAATCATCATTACAAACAAGTCAGTATTACAGGCGAAAAATTAACAGTACAAAAAACCAGTAAAGACTTACTGGACAAAAACTTTTTTAACGAACCTATACCAAACATCAATCAAATGAATCAAACTATTGATGCATTTGTTACAAATGGTTACTCTGAAAAAACAGCAAGAGCAACTGTAGAAACATTAAAAGAAGGTACTCTGGAAAATAAAAAACAACTCACAGACACTTATAACATTGTAAACAATGCCATAGTACTTACAGAATTAGGCAAAGAGATTATCAACGCCAAAAGAGATAAAAACGTTCAAATAGTAGAGAGTACAATAACACCAACTGAAGTGTCTAAATTAATTAAGGGGTAACTTATGGCAAATAAATTTGCACAAGGTGTTTACACTCCTAAAAATCCACAAAAATTTGTAGGCAAAAAGAATCCTTATTACAGAAGTAGTTGGGAATTAGCCTTTATGCGTATGTGCGATGACCATCCTTATGTACTCGAATGGGCAAGTGAGAACTTAAAAATACCATATCAAAATCCAATGACGGGCAAGTTTACGGTGTATGTTCCAGACTTTTCGATTAAATACAAAGACAAGAAAGGTAGTACCAAGATTGAGGTTATAGAAATTAAACCAGGTGCCCAAACAACAATGGAGAGTGCAAGAAGTCAATCTCAAAAGGCAAGTGTTGTTTTAAATGCCGCAAAATGGAAAGCCGCTCACGAGTGGTGTAAACGTAAAGGCATACACTTTAGAGTGTTAAATGAAAGTCATATGTTTGCTAACGCAGGTAAAAGAAAAAGAAAATGACAAAAAGATTAGAAGAAGAATTTAATTTACCTCCTATAGAAGAGGTAACAGAAAAAGCAGAAGTTGTTGAACAAGAAGTTGTTGAACTTCCTGCGACTAAACAAGAAGTAGACGATGCTTTAGACCTAGCAGACCGTATCAACGAAGCATTGCCACAAGTCAAAGGACTTACAAATGCAGATGTAGAGTTAGATGATATTGCTACTAAGGCTCTGGAAAGTTATGAAGAACTTATGCGATTAGGTATGAATGTACAGGATGTACACGCAGGAAGAATATTTGACAACGCCGCAAATATGCTAAAAGTAGCATTAGACAGTAAAAGTACCAAGATAGATAAGAAATTAAAAATGGTAGACTTACAACTTAAAAGACAAAAACTTGACCAAGACTTGGATCCAGACCAAGCAAATAACCCAAATCAACAGATTTTTAATAGGAACGACTTACTCAAATTTATCAACAAAGATGATAAATAAGTTTATACGGAGTTTTAGATATGACTAGAAATTTTAAACAAATACTAAGCGAAAGTTTTAGTAAGACTATTGCATACAGAATCAAGTTTGCAATGGAGTGTACAGCAGATGATATGAACTTGTTAGAAAGAAGTCTAGCAAAATATCAATTTGAAAGTGCATCAGATTGGAAGAGAACTCCAATACAAAAGAACCCAATTGATTTTAAAAACAGACCTTTAGATGGTCCTGTAGAAGTATGCAGTACAGATGTTGTACTAAAATATCCAATCAATGAAAGATTATTAGAAGTACTATTAGCATTAGACTTTGGTATAAACCCAGAGCAAATCATAGTACAACAAGTTGATAGTCCTCGAACAAATGTTGACGAAGTAGAAGCAGACAGAATGGAAAACGATGAAGGAAGAACTGTTAGCGAAGAAGATGCAGAGTTAAACAAAGAGGAACAATCACATTACGAATTAGAAAATGCTGATGCCAAAGCAAAAGGCGAAAGTTTAGGGTATGAAAAGATTAATCAAATATTAGTTGATGACCTAAGTTTATATGGTATTGAATTAAATCAAGAAATGATGAAAAAGATCCAAGCATTAAAAGACAGCAGAGGATCAGAGTATTACAGTTCATATCCTACTAAGGATGAACTTATGGGTGATAACTTAAAACCACTTATGGATATTCTGCAACGTCAACACAACTATGGTCCAGAGCCTAAGTATGTTGAGATAAATCAAGGATTAACAAAATGAGGATAGACGAACTACAAGAACAGCCAAATATGCCAGGCGGTGGCGAAGAAGTAAGTACAGGCACTAGTGCTTCGGGTATTCCTCAACTTGGTGGTAGTCAAGTTGCGGCACTTAGAAAGTTAATGGGCGACGATGCTCAGAAAACTATGTATGCCAAAAGAGCAATAGAACATATTTTTGGAGATAAGGCCCTTCCATCAAACTTAGCAGGTTCTCTTAAAGAGCCTATAGAATTACTATTAAGATATGTCGAAGGCGGAATGAGCGATATCACAGCACTTCAAAGACACGACCAAACTAGGCACAAAGAACCAGAGATGGCTAGTGCAGAGAACAACGAAGAGCCTATTGAAGAAAAAGAAACTAAGCATACATCTGCTTCACTAAACCTTGCTATTAATGATGCATTAAGAACTGCAGATGCAAGAGGTATTACACCAGAAATTAGAAATAGTTTCCAAGGTAAAGCAAAAATTATGTGGAATACTGCTAAAGATACTGGACAATCTCCAGCAGAAGTAGTAAACCAGGCTATATCTGCCGCAAGAGCAGAATCAGAAGCCAAAAAAGATGCTAAAAAAGATAAAGAGAAAGAAACAGAAAAAAGACAAGCAGAGAAACAATTAAAAATTAAATCTAAAAAAGACTCTGAGGATAAGCAGGTATCAGCACCTGTACAAGTTAAAGCAGAAAGTATAGAAGATTTTAATCTAATACTTCAAAAGTTATCAGGAATAAAGTAAAATGAATCCAATGCCAGGTGAAGAGTATAAAGGCATAGTAGAATATATGTTTACTGGCGATGACGGTAACACAGTGGACGGAGAAATAAGTTATACAGCAGAAGTTGTAGGATCAGACGGCGACATTGATGCTGGTGGATTAGGCGGCTTTCACGGTTTAAAAGTTATCCCAGACAGTTTAGAAGCACACTTTGATGAACTAGGCAGTGAAAATAGTCTAGCAAAAATAGATGATGAGTTTGCAAACGAACAAATCAAACCAGGCGGTGCCGAACACGAAGAAGCATTAGAACAAGCACAAGAAGATGCAGACGAAATGTTTGCTGAAGCAGACATAGATGTTCCTATGGAAAGTAACGAACTCACAGAAGCACCTATTCCAGACTTCCAATATCTTTCAACTATGCCAGTTGCAGATAATTTTTTAAGATTTGTAGTAGATACTAATAAAGCAAGAGAAGAAGAACAACGTATGTCAGGCGGTTACGGAGTTCCTAGTCTTGAACCACTCACAGATGAAATGCAATTACAAAGAGTCTGGGAACATTTTACAGATGAATTTAACTCTGCTATGCAACAAGACAAACAAGAAAAGTTTTGGGCAAAGATTAAAGATAATGCTAAAAATTTATTGAATGATAACAATTTCTTAGGCGTACCACCAGAGTATAAAATAACAGATGACGAAAGATTTATTGTGAACTTTCTTTATAACAGAGGATTTGCACACACAAAACAGATGTTGCAAAGAGTAGACGATTTTATAAAGGAAAATGATCCTAAACTAAAGAAATATAATTCAATTGAAAGTTTGCCACTTTTCGATAATCAAAATGAGAGTATAGATATGAATGAAGAAATAAACAACTTAAAAAAATTAGCAGGTTTAGAAGAAGCCTGTGGCGGTTGCGAAGAACAAGAGCAAGGCGATAGCGAAAGTGTTCATTTCAGAAAAGAAAAATCCTCAGAGACAGGTTCAGTTAGTATAGAAGCAAGTGCAGATTCTATGGAAGAAATGAAACGTTTACTTGCCTTAATTGGACACGACCTACCAAAAGAAATGTCTCCACATTCAGATAGAGATGTAGACAACGGACCAGACGGCGAAGTAATGGCAGAGCCTGTTGCAATAACAGTTACTCAACCAGAGCAAGGAGAAAAACCTTT